AAAGAGAAGCTTTAGAAGCTAGCGAAAGAAAACGTAAAGGTAGACGAAGTACAATCTTAACTACTGGTAAAGGTTTAACAACTGAAGCAGAAATTAATCAGAAAAGTTTACTAGGAGGATAAATGGGTGGATTTGTAAAAAAAATAACAAGACAAGAGCCTCCGCAAAGATCTCAAGAAATACAAAGAGAAGCGGTAAGAGATGAGCCTAAAGGTCCAACAAGAGCTGAAATGGATCAAGATAAAATAAGAAGAGGTCGTGGACGAAGAGCTACAATTTTAACTTCATCTCAAGGTTATGATGAAGATCTTACGTTAGGTCGTAAAAGTTTATTAGGATAACATGGATACACAGGAAAACAAAAAGTTAGCTAAACAGCTTAAATCTAATTTAGATCAACTTATTCAAAAACGATCTAATTGGGAGGAGCATTGGCAAGAAGTATCTGATTATTTTTTAACAAGAAAGTCAGATGTTAATACCCAAAGAACTAAAGGTGATAAAAGAAATATTCAAGTTTTTGATAGTTCAGCTATTCATTCATTAGAACTCTTATCAAGTTCTTTACATGGAATGTTAACGAGCAGCGCTAATCGTTGGTTTGATTTAAGATTTAAAGAAGCTTCAGTTAATGAAGATGACACCGCTAAAGAATGGTTAGAAGATAGTACAGATAAAATGTATCTGGCTTTTGCTAGATCTAATTTTCAACAAGAAATTTTTGAGGCGTATCACGACCTAGTTTGTTTTGGCACAGCTTGTTTATATATTGAAGAAGATACAAACGACATCATTAGATTTTCATCAAGACATATTAAAGAAATTTATATTTCAGAAGATGCTAAAGGTATCGTTAATTGTATTTATCGAAGATTTAAAATAAGTGCAAAGGCTGCTGTAGAAAAGTTTGGTTTAGAAAATTTAAGTCGAAGTATTCAAAGCACCTATAAGAATGCACCTTTCGATGATGTAGAACTTTGTCATGTGGTTAAACCACGTGAGATGTATAATCCAAAGAAAAAAGATAAATCAAATATGCCTTTTATGAGTGCGTACTTTGAATTTAATGAGGATCATATTATTTCACAAGGAGGTTTTAGAGAATTTCCTTATGTCGTTCCAAGATATTTAAAAGCCTCTAATGAAATTTATGGAAGATCGCCAGCGATGGCAGCACTTCCTGATGTTAAAGTTTTAAATAAAATGGTTGAGATCCAACTCAAAGCTGCGGCTAAACAAATTGATCCTCCATTATTAATTCCTGACGATAGTATGATCCTTCCAATCCGTACAGCGCCAGGCAGCTTGAACTTCTACAGAGCTGGATCCAGAGATCGAATTGAGCCATTAAATATTGGTGCCAATAATCCATTAGGATTAAATATGGAAGATCAGCGTAGAGGATCGATTGCTAGAACTTTTCATGTCGATCAGTTAATGATCCAAGAAAATCGAACAATGACTGCAACAGAAGTAATGCAGCGTAATGAAGAGAAGATGAGAATACTTGGTCCTGTAATGGGTAGACTTCAATCAGAATTATTACAGCCACTTATCATAAGAGTATTTAGTATTATGATAAGAAATAATTTATTTATTCAGCCACCAGATATTTTACAAGGTCAAGAAATTGATGTGGAATATGTAAGTCCAATGGCACTTGCACAAAAAGGACAAGAACTTTCAAGTATCATGAGAGGCATGGAAATATTTGGATCTATATCTCAGATAGCTCCAGTTATGGATTACATTGATGATAAAGGATTAGTAAAACAAATAATTAAAGTTTTAGGACTTCCAGCAAAAATGATTAAGTCAGATGATGAAGTCGAACAAATCAAGGCAGAAAGGCAAGAACAACAAGCACAACAAATGCAAATGCAACAAGCAATGCAAGAAGCTCAAGTTGCTAAAGATGCTTCTCCAATGGTTAAAACTTTAAATGACACAACAGAACAATAATAAAGAATTATTAAAACTTATTAAGAATTACAAAATTTGTTTCTCAAGTGAAGAAGGAAAAAAAGTTCTTTTTGATCTTGAAAAACGATGCCATGAGTTTGTGACTACTCATGATAAATCCAACAGTCATGAGAGTGCTTTCCTTGAAGGACAAAGAAGCGTTCTCATATTTATAAAAAACATGATCAATAAAAAAGAGGAGTAATCTCATGGATCAGAAAACTGAAACGGTTGAAAATACTCAACCTGTTCAAACTGATTTGCAGACAACTACAACGCTGTCTACAGATCAACCAATAGAAGCTGAAGCACCAAAGGTCGATTTTAAATCTTTGTTGCCTGATGCTTACAAAAACGAAAAAGCTTTACAAAATTTTCAGGACATGGATGGTTTCGTAAAGTCTTATTTACATTCACAAAAGTTAGTGGGTGCAGATAAAATACCTATACCAAACAAGTATGCAACAGATGCAGACTGGAATTTGGTTTACGAAAAATTAGGTAAACCTAAAAGTCCTGACGGATATGAATATAACTTACCAAAAGAAGCTAGGTTAGATGACAATTCGTTAAAAGCGTTTAGCGCAGAAGCTCATAAGTTAGGTTTACTTCCAAAGCAAGCTCAAGGCATTATTAAATATTATAATGATTTAGCTGGTGCTTCGGAAACTGAAGCTAACAATCAAGCGGAAACTGCTAGAACAGAAGCTGAGAAAAATTTAAGAAAAGAATTTGGCTCAACTTATAATGATAGAATAACGGCTGCTAAGAAATTGGCAACGGCTACACTTGGAAATGATTTTCTAAATAATACCATTTTAAAAGACGGTAGTAAGCTTGGAGATAATCCAACAGTTGTCAAAGCGTTTGCGGATTTATCTGCTCAAATGTCAGAAGATAACATCGTCAAAGGCGATGCTCCTGCTTATATGAGTAACAAAGAAATCAACAGACAAATAGCAGTTTTACAACAACCTGGATCAGCGTATTGGGATAAAAATAATCCTAATCATACTGATGCTGTTCAAGAAGTACAAAATTTACTTCGTAAAAAGAATAGCGAAGAGGAAGTTGAATAAAAGTTTTGCTTTACGCAAGTAAAGTGAAAAGACAAAGATAATCGCAAGACCTTTGTTGACATTAGGAAAAGACTAACACCGACAAGGTGTAAAATTGAGGACGATCCTTCATAGGAAAATCAACCGAAAATTTGTTTAACAATCAACCTAAGGAGTTATTATTACCATGAGTGTAAATATAACAACTAGTTTTGTTGAGCAGTATTCGGCAAATGTGTCGATGCTGGCACAACAAACAGGCTCAAAGTTACGAAGCGCTGTTGATGTGGAAACTGTTAGAGGAAAAAATGCGTTCTTTGACCAAGTAGGAGTTACAGCTGCACAGCTTAAAACTTCACGTCATTCGGACACACCTCAAATAGACACTCCACACTCAAGACGTAGAGTATCTTTAGCTACATACGAATGGGGAGATTTAGTTGACGATGCCGACAAAGTTCGTGCATTGATCGATCCAACTAGCACATACGCAAGAGCGGCTGCTGCTGCAATGAATAGAAGTATTGATGATGTCATCATTACAGCTATGAATGCTTCAGCTGATACTGGCGTAGCTGGTGGAACTTCAACGGCTCTTCCTAGCGGTCAAAAGACTGCAACAAGTGACCAATCAGATGGTTTAACTATTGCAAAACTTAGATCAGCTAAATACATACTGGACAACAACGATATAGATCCTTCTTTGAAGAGATTTTTAGTTTGTGGTCCAAAACAAATTCAAGATTTGTTAGCAACAACAGAAGTAACTAGCTCTGACTACAACGTAGTTAAAGCTCTTGCGACTGGATCAGTTGACAGTTTTCTTGGGTTTAATTTTATAATGTCAACAAGACTGAACAAAGACGCAACTTATACGACTGACAGATTAGTTTTTGCATTTACAGAAGATGCAATCAAACTAGCTATCGGAAAAGATGTAACTGCGAAAATTTCAGAGAGAGCTGACAAGTCTTACAGTACACAAGTTTATTACTGTATGGATTTGGGAGCAACTCGTATGGAAGAAGAAAAAGTAGTTCAGATAC